ACGTTGAGCCTCTACCAAGTCCTTACATCTCACTGTTCTGACAACCTTGCCTTCAGGATTCATATCAATAACCCACCAGATTGAGTGGTCTTTCTCGTCACGCTTGATTGCTACATGTTGCTTTTCAGTCATCATCTGTATCCTCTACTATTCGGCAACCCATAATTCCTTTTCGGGTCATTGCGCCTGTTGGTTCCGTATTTTTCTTTACGCTCGATGTATGAAACCACTGATTTGTTGCCGACCTCATGCATCTTGCCTGTGACCGTGTTGGTGATTTCAAAATATGGCACCCACTCTCCCATCGTGCTTTTGCCGCTATTGCTTTTATAGGTGCCGTCGTACAGCTGCTTTCTGACTGACCAATGGCGGCATGTCATGGTGTGACAGCCCTTGCCAAATTTTAACCAAAAGAGCCTGTCCAAAAACCACGATGACATCAATTCGTGTGCCGTCAGAAGGTCTGGGTTGTCTGCCACTGCTTGCAACCGCTCCTGAAAGCTAGGCCAGTTCTCAAAGCGTAGCTTACGGGTGCAGATCACGGGCCTTGCGTCTCGCTTGGCCTTCCTTGCTTTTCGCCGCTCCTCTCGCTTGCGACTCTCTTCTTGCATCCGTTCATAACGACCCCGCGCCTCTTTGGCACCGCAGACAGTCGGCAAAACGCATTTGGGGCATTCAGGATAGAAGACGCCCTCATATTCTTCAGCGTATGACCAACCCGCCTTGGTTTCGTGCGGAATCCACTTGCCCGTCTCTACTTTTGCCCAGCCCTCTCGCTGGTAGTAGCCATAAAAGGTGTGGCCACATAGTTCGCATCCAAGGTGACGCCGCTTTTCAAACAGCGGTGCGGTCATCTTGTCTTTCAGCTCTTGTAGCTTTTCAAATCCTGACGCCATGATCACAACACTCCCATGATTGGGTGGTAGACATGCTGGGTGACATCGTAATTAAAATAAGCCTCACCGATCGCCCCATATAGACCTTGTTCCCTCACCTTTCGGGTTATCACCCTAGTCTGATCGGTTTCAAAATCCCTGTGTATCACCAGCCCCACATCGGTCATGTTGTTCCAATGGGCTGACCCACTTACATCATACAGGCTTGGCGGCGGGATGACACCCTCTTGATTTCGTTGCATTTTGGCAGGATGGGCGACCATCCACATACAGACATTATGGCTCCGACAGAATTGCTTACAGGCCGAAATCAAATCCCTGATGTGTTCATCTTCCCGCTTGTTGCCCTCACGGCTGGCATCGATCTCGTTGTAGGGGTCGATGACTATCCCCTTCACACCATGCCGCAAACAGGCCGCTTTGGCCTTGCCAAGTAGCCAATCAATGCTTGGAATGGTGTCGCGGCTTTCGATGAAATAATATTTTTCATCCAGAAACATCATGGCATCACCCAACTCCTCGCGGGTCATGCGGTCGCTGGGGCCATCGTCGAAAGGCTTGCAGACAACCTTCTCTGATAGCCGCCTGATGTGATTTGCCGTTGAGTGTTCAGGGCTAAAGACCGCAAAACGCCAACCCTCATTACGGGCTAGGTTGACGGTTAGCTGATCCAGAAAGTTGGACTTGCCGTGATTTGGAACCCCTGTCACCAGACAGAATGTCGATGGCATTACCTTGTAGATTTCATCAAGATTATCGAACCCTGTGCTGATCGCCTTCTGGACGTTGCCAGAATAGATGTCCTGAACCTCACGCTGATAGTCTTTGACAGTGTAGATTCCGTCGATGGGAAACGGCGTAGCGTTTTCGATGACCTCAACCACGACCTCTGCGCCGTGGTGAACCAGACACTCATTGGCATCCTTGGTTTGAATGTCATGCAAGCATGGCCACTCGACAGTCCAGCAACGATCCTTTCCAAAGCGGTGGATCAATTCTAGCTGTAGCGCCTTGCCTGCGGCATCACAATCGCCAGCCAATATGACCTTTTCCGCATTGTTCAGCCATTCACAGTTTTGGAGCGCGGCGAATCGTTTGTCGTTTGCATCGAACTTGGCTTCCTTGGGTGCGCCGTCAGGCAGGCTAACCACATGGTCAAACCCAGCCTCTACAAGAGACAAGACATCCATCTCGCCCTCAACGAATATCACCTCTTTGGAACCGCTCTTCTCCCAATGAGCTTTGACGCTATCGATGTTGTACAGCGTCCTTTCGGCGTCTTTTTCCTGACGGAATCGCTTGTCTTTGGTGCGGTGCTTGATATTTACCAGTTCACCATCTTTGTAATACGGGAAAGACACGCACCCCTCTGGCCCATTGCCCAGATGCTGTTCTGATCTGTAAATTTGAAATCGGGAAACCGTGGACTGCGAGATGCCCCGTTTTGCAAACCAAGCCGCCACCTGATCGTTTACAGACTGACCTTCTGGCTTGGATGGCCTTTTAAACGCCCTCAGACGCCCGTAGACGGGCCTTTCGGCCCCACCAGCCCCACCAACCCACTCACAGTGATGGCATTTCCATACGACGCCCCCATCGGGTTTTATTGTAACGGATAGACATGGGTCTGTTTTGTTGCGCCTACCGCTGGAACATTTTGGGCATGTGGTTTTGTGATCACCCTCTGAATAAGAGCGCAATCGGATTCCTTGATCTATTAAGTCCTGCATCAGTCATCATCCTGCTAGTTGGTTGCGGTTCGTGGTTATTGCTTGCGCTTCCTGCACGGTTTCCCAACGCCTTTGATTTAGCCAAGTGGTCGCGTGGGCTATGAATGTTTTATCTTTACCGTGGCAGGCTCTTGCAAACATCTTGGTCGCGTTCACAAGATCGTCTTGGTCAATCAAGGGCTGGGCTTTAACCCATGCCTCAAAAGCCTTTTTCTTGGAGCCGTCGTGGCGCGGATATAAATCCCACCACTCTAAAAATTCTTTGGGATAGACATTTTTGTCACCCCTCTTTGATTCCTTAATAACGGGTATATCTCTGATTGTATTGGGGGGCATTTTTGTCACCCCCACCCCGTCATTTTTGTCACCCCTATTAGTGATGATTGTGAAGCTGTTGCTGGTCTGTTTGCCGTCTTTGCCAAAGCGTGGCGTGACCCTGACAAGGCCGTCCTCGACAAGAGTTTTGATGGCACGTTTTATGGTGCGCTCATCACAGCCGCACAAGTCGGATAGCTTTGAATTTGACGGATAGCTTGAATAATTCTCATCCGCGTAATTCGCCAGCATGATCAAGACGAGCTTGGCTGTAGGCGTTCTACAACGCGATTGGGCGGCAATTTTTAGGGCATCCCAACTCACTGTCATCTCCTTTGGTCATTCGTGGTGCAGAGACACTAATCGATTTTTTAGGCCCGTCGCAACAACTTTTCTAAATTATCGACTATCGTGATGGATGCCACGATGATTCTAATGTTGACAATAGTAAACAATGAGAGTAGAATCTTAATAATGACCAATTTAGTGGAGAACCAAATGACCAGCACCCGACAGACCGAAACCTTCAATCCGATGGGCGATTGGACATGGCTTGAATGCATTGAATTTGCAGACGGCCATTTTGAAAGCGTATGGGCCAACCCCTACGAAGGTGAAGACGAGGTGATGTTCACTGAGGCTACGCCAGAGGAAATCGCCAGCCATAAGCGCATCCAACAAATGCGTGATATGCCAGAGGGAGAAACCATACCCGCTGACTGGTTCTCAAAACTCTGGTTTGGAAACATGTAGAACAACAAACGTGGAGAACGAAATGACAGACAAAAATGATGAATTCCACCAAGAGCAAGAAAAGCGGCTTGCCAAGATTCGCAAGTCAGCCAACCGTGACAAGCAGATCGCCAAGCAGTTGCGGCGTCAGGGTAATCACGCTGGTGCTGACAGGAAGATGCGCGAGTATGATCATGCAGTGTCGTTGCTGAAGGCAGGCATTGGGGCCACCCAGCCCACCCTGTCCAACATACTATTGACCGCCTTGGCAAACCCCAAGCGTGGCCTCTACGGTTACAATCATGGCAAATATGCAGAGGCAATGCGTCGTAGCGTACAGGCCAATATCGCAACATCGCAAAAGTTTGTGGTGAGCAATAGCCTTGTCGAACATGCCTATCTGGCGTCACTGGCCAAACCGCAAACATTGGCCAACATGCTGGAGCGTGCCAAGCCGTGCTTCAGCAATATGTGGATCGAATGGGATGAAGACTTTAGGCAGGACATCATCAACCGCGAGATGAAAAAAGCTGGCTTCCCGCACGACGAGTCCAAGGCTGATGTTGCAGATCGAATCGGGTATCACATCATGGAGATCAACGGCCATCCCATGTTCACAAACTACATGGTGGTTAGAGATGACTTTGATGAAACCAAAAACGTCAAAGGCCCAAAGGCTGATCAGGTGGTGGGGATGCCGATTGGATTCTATATGTCCAACGACGGGCCATTCACACACCATCAACTAGACGGCAAGTTTGAGACATACCCGTCAGATGATCAGGCATTTCAGATGGACATGGAGATGACATCATCAGCTTTGATGGGCGCTTGGTATCTGGATGAGTGGGAAAAAAAGGGCAAGATGGATGCAGCGCTGGAACGCTGTTTCATGCAAGTGCAAAGCGCCCCGATGCACTGGGCAGTACCATCCGCTAAGTTTGATCAAGGCTGGACGCCCCGTGAAATGACTGAATACAAGGCACGGGCGCTGATGTCTCAGGCTGGTGATGGACGGTTCCTGATCGCATTGCTGGGCCTGTTGAACTATGATCTGATAGCTCATGAAACAGTTCAGCCAGCAAAGCAAATCGATCAAATCAAGTTTGGCCGCAAGGTTCCCAAAAACGAATACAAGGTGGTGACTATCAATCTGCCCAAGCCTCGCGGCAAGCGGATATATGATCAGATGTTCACAGGTCATGGCACGCCCAAGCGTGAGCATTGGCGGCGCGGTCACTGGCGCACCCTTAAAGATGCAAGGGGCAACGTAAAGAAACGAGTTTGGATTGGTGAGATGAAAGTGGGTGATCCCGCTTTAGGCACCATCATCCATGATTACGAGTTGAAGGCAAAAAAGAGATAGGGGGGAACACTCCGTGGCGGCGGGGGGCAGTAGGTTTGCCCTCGTCCAGCGCTTACCTTTCGCGCAAAACAAGGCCAGAAATCTCTAGGCTCGATTCACCCGATGCAACATTGGATCGCGCTGTGGGCAAAGCTCAGTTCCCTTAAAAAAGTTTGAGCTAATTTCTGGAACACCTACGCTTCCCCTCGTCTTTGTGGTGGAAGCAGTACCATGTTTTCCCAAAGTCAAAAGAGAACGCACCAAATTCTGTCTCGCAGATTTCACAACGATGCGCTCGATGCACTTTCTGCTTTGGCTTGTCATAGCGGGTGTCGAATCTTTTAGTTCGTTTGATTCTACTCACTTGTTGCGGGACATCCATGCAGATGCGCCCATGAAAGCGCCGACAATACCAGCGCCTGAAATGTAGAAGAGGTTGGAGATGTCTGCTAACGCTTGCACCCGTGCAATCGGCACGATGAACATCGCCCCTGTGAAAGCACCCATTGCGACCAAGCTGGCCGTCGCCATCCGACGTTGCGCCCGTAGTTTCCGCAACTCATGCTCCGCTTGCCTGATCTCTTTTGCGTGCGCGAGTTCTTCATCCGTGATCGTGCCATCGCCGTCCAGATCATAGTCAGCATATTGAGTTTCCTTTTCAAATTTTTTGGTCATTCCATTGCCTCTTTGATTGCCTTGAGAGTCTCTTGCACGGTCATTTCTTTTTTGGCATTCGGATCATATTTGCACAGAAATTCGTGTGGGATGTGATCCGACTTTTTAAACACCATAGACTCGACGGTGTTGTTTGCGCCCTTGTAAACGCAAATGATGGTGTTCCTGTTGACTGGTTCGCACTTGGCCTTGCGGCATACCGTCATCACCTCTGCGGCGCTGACAGCGTGGGCCTTTAGAAGCATCACGAAGGCGACCAGAACGCTCCCACCAACAATGACCAACGTAATCCAAGCAACGATTTCTATAAACTTACGGCGCTTTTCGCGTTGAGCGTACAGCGTTTCCTGACGCTGTTTCCTGATTCGCGCTTCTGTTCTGAGCAAATCTTCCCATGCCGACATCCCCAATGTCAGGGATATCCATTGCTTGAGTTCATCACGCTGTGCCTGCGCTCGTCGTTTGTGACTGAATATTTCCATCGCTTCTTGCTCGACAGATTTGCCAGCAAAAAGTTTTTTGAAAATCGGGGGGTTCTTAGCCTCGCGTTCTGCTTGATCCAGATCACTAAGCGCACCCATCCACCGCCCGATATCGGACATCATAGATTCTACATCGCGTCCTGCTTGCCACGCCCCCCTCTAGACTAAGCCAGAGGGGAGCGCGGCCCTATTGCAAAACCCTTTTTGATGGTGGTGAAAGCCGCGCTTGCGGTAGCCATCGCCGTTACTGGGTCAACCATGAATACAAACTCGTTGAAGCCCGTATGGACTAGGTTTAACGCCATCTGGCTTATCTAGATTATCAAAAACGCTCTGTGATGACTACGGGCGGGTCATAGGTTTCCAGTATCTTTTTCTTTAGCCGATAGACAGATGTCATGGTTGCCTTGCTTTTGACATCCTCAATGACGCGATTGCCCGACTTGGTGAAGTAGCTGAAATCGGCCACATACTTGCCGATTTTTGTGCCATTCACCATCAGCGGAAACTCAGGTTGCAGTCTTAGATTCGAGATGTGGCCAGACTTTTCCAACAGCAAAAGCTCACTGTACCTTGCCGCCTCTTTCTTTGAATCAAAGGTGATGCCATCGATCACTGTTTTTCGAGCATTAAATTTGTTGCGGCGCATAAAAATTCCTAAACGGCAAAAATAAAGTTGACATTAGTAACCGCGCAAATTAAGGCTTATTGTCTAACCACGGAGACTCAAAAAATGAAATCAGTATTCAAAAAGCACAATGTGCATCATTTGTCACCATCCACAATCAACCTGTGGATCAGCCAACCAGCCCTCTGCCTGTTGAAGATCGCAGGGCTGACGGACAACGAGGCGGGGCCGTCTGCATGGCGGGGATCAGCCGCTGACCGCGCAATCACCAAAGCAGTCTTTGAGCCTGATACCAGCCATCATGAATTGGTTGACCATGCTTTGGGCGTGTTTGATGACTATCAGGCCAAGGCCAGCAACGAACATGATTTAGAGAAGATTGGCAAAGAGCGGGACAACATTTCCAAATATGTTGAGGTGGGCACCACGTTCTATCGGGCCA